TTAATTTCTTAATGTTTACCTCAGTTCTTTTGTCTGTCTTCCTCATTCTAATATGGTTTATCGAGCCACCACTTTCCGCAAATTAAATTTGATCTCATTGGGTTGACTATGTTTGTCGAACTACTTACGTACTCAGGCAAATTGAATTTATACAACCACCTTAACATCCGATCTTGGTACATTTCAGACTTTAATCTCATATTATTAACGAGATAGTCAACTTCGGTCTTATCTACGGCCACCGAGTTATCCGGTTGCGCTTTGAAAATTCCGTTGTTATTTACTTTATAAGCTCCAATCAATAAATATTCAACCGCTGCGGCTGCAATTATAAAAGGTACAATATATCCCTCGTAAAGAGTTAAATAATCTCCCTCCAAATCGTCGTTTTCAAAGTCTAAGCAAATTTTATTATAAAGAGTTTCCCCTAAAATCTCCTCAAGTCTTATCCTTTGAGCGTCTGCGATGCAAGGAATATATAAATCAATATCAATATTCCCACCTAAAAGCGTGTTTTTAGTAAGTTCGTTCTCTCTTAAAAGTATTGTCGTTGCCATTATTGTCTATAATTTGGAGTTAATGACCAAAAATTGTTACTCGGAGAGGCAATTTGTGCCACCTCAATTTCATTTTGCTGCCATTGCGCTTGAGGTCTGTCTGCCGGATCTAAGTCTAAAATCATTTTTCGAGCTTGGTTTACTGTTATTCTCTCGTTATTTTTACGCAAATATATTTTTCTCATCCAAAAATGGTTACAATTTACGCCACCTTTATAAAGCCAAATTGAATAATTATCCGCTCCGTCCGGCCCAAGTCCTGGATTAACAACTTTCGTCTCCGCAATTGTTATGTCTTCCTTGCGATAAGTACGCCCAGCGCTTACCATTTTGCTACAAAATTCCCTTTCCGCTCCCAAACTACCCTCGTAAGAATAACGTATCTTAAAAAGCTCCGTATCTTGTTCGCTCGTTACATTTGGAAAACTTGCAAATGACTTAGCTAAGTTCAAAGTTATTTCGTTAATCTCTAAGTCTTGAGTCACCGGTATTGCGTCAACTTCAACCCACTCGTCCTCGTTTACAATTTCGCCCATTTCAATTAAAGCGTCTGCAACCTCTGAAAGTCCGTTGTCGTCTTTTGAGCAGCAAACGTGTTGACTTGCTAATTGTGTAAGTGCAACCGTTGGAGTTTCTACAATCGTTGGAGTTTCTACAATCATTGGCTCTTCACTTCTAAGGCTTTCAAATTGTAAGTCCAAAGTAATTCCGTTAACGGCGAAAACCTCCATTAATCCGTCTAAAATTATTTCCTGTTTTGGACGAATTACATTAATCATTAACTCAGCAAAACCAACTTTAATCTCCTCAGCGTTTGAGCTAAAACCGTTGGCCTCTTTTATACCTACTAACATCGGAGACGTTAATTTGTGAGAGGTGCAAAGTTGTTGTCTCGCCTCAGTACTTAAATAAGCATATTGCTGGTGAGCGTCCGATACTTCTAAGGCCGAGATTGTGATCTCGCTATCTTTGTTATCGTTCCAATTTAAAAAGAAAGCTCCGGCGTTTTGTGATCCGGTTAAGTGGTTACGAATTTGTCGAGTATTTTCTTGAATTGTCTCGGCGCTTTCCTGTATTCCGCAGTTCATATTTATAATATGACCGAATGACAATCCCTTTTGAATGTGATTGATTGAATAATTACTTATTTCCTCCTCCATACGCGCCCACGAAATTCCGGAAACGTAACTTGGATTTGAATAATAAAATTGCCCAACCTGGTAATCTCTAAAAATATAAATTTCAGAGCGTTCGCCTAAGCCGTCACCAAAACCAAAAGCATCAAAGCGCTCAGGCTTGTATTTATTTACATTTGCGAAATCATAACTATAATAATATCCGGTAATGTCTCCCTCTTCATTTGCAACCTCCGGAGCAATCCTTTGCTTAGCAATATGAAAACAGCGTTGTATTTTATTATTGATATATTTTACTTCAATAGAAGCCTCTCCAAACATTTCAAAATCCTTGCATATTTTACGCAAATCTTTTTTTGAAACTAACGACATAATCGCCGCCCATTCGCTTGGCTTTTTTGCTTTGTCGTCTGAGGTTAAACCTTTACCATAAATAAACTGACTATAAGAGTCAATTATCGCCGAGTTGGTTGGTGATCCATTGTAAGCGTCAATAATAACCTGATAAAAGCTATTTTTATCTCCGTTCAAAACCCATTTTTTACCGCTCACCTCTTTAATCTCGGGACGAATGTAGTTTGATAGGTTTATAATTTGTAATTTCTCCATAAATTTATACTTTTAAAACTCCTTTGTTGAGTTCAAAATTCTCAAGGTCGGTTTGTGCGGTTGCAAAAGCCTTGCCTCTATATATTAAAACGTCGTCTTCATTGATTGTAATCTCAAAACTTTGCCCCTCTTTTAGTATTGGCTCGTCAAATTGCAAAGTCATTATATTATTTGAATAAGATACCGATAAAAAATCGACATTATAAGTAATATCTCTAAGCTCATCGCGTAAAAAAAACGTCAATTCGCCCTCGTTAAAATTACGAGGAATGCACTTAAATTGGTAAGGCGCTGTTAAATTAAATATCCACATATTAATATAACTAAAAAAAACCGTTTTGTAACAAAAAAAGCCACCGAAGTGACTTTTTTTTAAACAAACTATGAAAGAAAATTAGGAAACAACCACGTCGCTAACCAAAGCCATTAATGCGCTTTTAGTTGCTGAGTCCAAAAATGGACTTAAATTGCTCTCTTCTCCGGCAATTGTCAAAGTGAAACCTGATAAATCCGCTCCAGCTCCTCCGGTTACTTTTGTGCAGTTTGACATTGTTCCGTTGGCTGCACCAACTAAAAGAATATTTCCATTATAATCCTCAACGAAAACGTAAGGACGAGACGCACAAATCAATTGAATTTGACCTTGCAAGTCAGCAGATAATTTTGGAAGTGTAACCGCTAACGATTGAGCGTTTAAAAATGTTCCGTTATCCTGTGAGCTTGTTCCGGTTTCTGTTAATGTGTTTGTGGTCGCTTTAACTTCGTATTTGAAAACTTCGTCCAAAGATCCCAAACTTGTAACTTGGTGAGCAGCTATAACAAAACCATAATCGTCGTAATTGGCGAAATATAAATTTTTATAACCGCCACGCTGATCCTTGCATCCAAGCAATTTTCCCTTGCTAATAAGACATGACATATGTATATTTTTTTTATTAAAAACCGCCCAAGTTAATGAGCGGTTTTATTGTTAATTAATTAGTCTAATGATAACCAAACGATTTCCTCAGCGTTGTAATATCCAACACCTACAGCGTAAACCACTTTTCCTCTAACTTTACCAGTCAATAAACCGATTTCGTCTTCGTCAACAAGTGCAACTTGGTTGTAGTCAGCTGTTAAACCTGTAGCGAAAACTAAGTTTTTACGCTCGTAGATAACTACTGAGTTACTTGGTAATCCGTTCAATACAGTTAACGTGTGACGTCCAAAAGCTAATGGAAAGTCAGTGTTACCCATACCGTAAGTGATACCTTGAGTAGATAAGTAAAAAGCGTAAGCCTGAGCAACGTCCGGAGAAACCGCAACGATTAACTCTTTATTTCTCAAAGCAACTGGCACAGCGTTTAAAGCTGGTTTCAAATATTTAGGCAATACGTTAGCCTCAGTAACCGCAGCGTCAGCAGTTGGCTTGTTAACGTCTGCATCGTCAGCGAATAAAGTCAACCAACCGTCAAAGTTAGTAGACGATTGCCACATATCAGTTTCTAATTTTTCACCGATAGCTCCTAAAACTTCCGCTTGGATTGCGTCCATAATATCGCTTGGTGCTGTTCCGTTAGCAGCTCCAGCGCCCATAATTCCGTCAGACCAAGTCTGTCTGAAATCTTCTTTACAAACGTCAAAATCATTTTTGAATTTGAAAGGCTCGATAGTGTTTTCGTTTAATACGATAGTCCCAGCTGGTGCAAATCCGCAAGTGTATGCAGTTGTCCCGTCTGTGTAAGCGATTTTTCTTAAAGACAATTTGAAGTTTACATTTTCAGCGATAGTAACCGCGTTTTTTTCAATAGTGTCAATAGTTTTGAACGCTTGACCGATAATCATACCGGCAGCAGTTCCGTTGTAGTTTGATGATACAGTTGTAGTTGTAGCCATTTTTTAAAATTTAATTTTTTAAGTTATTTAATATTTTTTGTGATCTAGTTAGTTTCACATTTTTTGGTGAAGTTTGAGCAACTTCCGGCTTAGCTTTTGTTGACGCTTTCACCTCAACTTGAGTAGTTTTAACCTCAGCAATCTGAGCGCTTAACTCTGTTCTAATAGCCTCGATTTGTTTTGAAACTTCAACGCTCATATTGGTAACGATAGCTTTTATCATTTCCTCTGTTGTCATTGCAACTTCAACCTCAACCTCAGCCTCTGGAGTTTCAACTTCCTCAACCATTGCGTCTTTAATTTCAGCAATCATTCCCTCTTCGGTGATTACTAAAACTCTTCCGTCTTCAAGTTCATGCTCTCCAATTGGAGCAGCAACTTTGTCACCATTTTCAGCAACGATAAAAACCGCTTGCCCAGCCTCAAAAGACTCAGCCTCTAAAATAGTCACACCATCTTTTAGCATCATTGTAGCCATTGTAATAACAACTTCAACTTGCTCAACTTCGTTCGATAATTTTATCGAAGCGAAACCGTCTTTAATCGCGTTAACGATACTCTCTAAATTCATATTAATCTCTGTTTTTAAATTTACTTTCTCCATATCAAAGACTCCGTCAATCGAAAATCCTTTGACTTTACCAGTCTTAACGTAGTCGTTCCAAATCTCGTCATTATTAACTTTCATTAATCCAAACCAAGTTCCAATCTCTTCATTAAATCCGTAATGTACCGACTTATCGTGAACGTCGTTTTCTTTTATCCAACTTTCAACAAATGTCACGTTTTGAATTTGCTCTCCCGAGTGTTCAATAGTTGAATTATTTTGATACCCTTTTAATGCAAAATTTTGTTGAACTTGTTTAATCGTTTCTTTTGGGAAAACGATATTATATTCGTGGCCGTCCTGATTTCTATAAATAGGTTGGTTTGGAATTAATATTGCACCCATTAAAATCCTTTGCTCCTCGTTTACGGTTGCAAGTTTGATTTCTTTTTGTTTTGATAGTGTTATAAAATTAACTCCTATCGCTGGATCGGAAACCAAAGAGACAGCATAAACTCCCTCGTTTTCCTCTTCGTTAAATAAAACTTTGTAAGTCTCCATATTACTATAACTTTTTTTTAGTGTTTTGTTATAAACTTTTTGCATTAAATTTTAATTTAATGACATAACTTTTTTTCATTTTTAAGGTTTTAACCTTAAATATTTAACTCTATTTTCAACCTATAACCTTAAAATTTATTTTTTATTTCAACTTTTACATTGAAAATCAATATTAATTCTAAGGCGGTTTTTAAGCTTTTATTTTAATTAAAAGGACTTTATGTATATTGTATTGACTTTTTAAAGTTTTTCAATTTAACGCAAAATCCTAATAAATTCAATATCTCACGGCTCAAGATTTTATCTATTGTAAATATTTTTATAATAGATTTTATTTATCCTCCGATTGACGCATTTGTAATAATTGACCTATCGAGAGCCTGAGCCGTACTAACGTCCGAAGCTACGACATAACTCCGTATTGGCTCTTGACTTTGTCTTCCCAAAGTTTGAGCGATTTGATTTGTGGCACTTGATCCAACTGTGTTAAAACTTGGAGCTGTCATACTCGGAGCGCTACCACTTGGCGCGCTACCTCCACCGCCACCACCTCCGCCAGGAATTTGAACTGATACGATATCCTGTACCGCTTTAAATCCTGTCGCTGCGATTATAGCAACGTTGGCAATTTTCAATCCAATTTCAAAAGGAGTGACGGTCTTGGTTGCAAGTTCCGCCGTAATACCCTGATAGGTATTTATTAAAGCCGCTGCCGCTGCCATTGCTTTTCCGGCTGCCGTATTTTTACCCAATAAGTCAGCACCTTTATTTAAGGTTTCCGAAGTCTTAGCAAATAACGCTTGCTTTGCAGCTGCCTCAGCTTTGTCAATATTAAGTCTCGCAGTCGATAAGGTTTTTACCTTATCATTAAATTGCTCCTCAGTAATAAGTTTATCGTCAAGTTGTTTTTGAAATATAGCTTGCTCTGCATCTACCGCCGCAAGTCTATTTTCAAAACTAAGACTTTCGTCGCTTATAGTTTTTTCTAATTTGGCCGCAGCTTTTTCGTCGTCTTCAAGTCTATATTTATCCTTTATGTCTTGGAGTTCTTTTAATCTTTGAACTTCTAAAACATTGATTTCGTCTTCAGATCGTTTTTGTTGTTTTGCTAATTGAATTAAACCAAAATATTTATCTTTAACAACTCTTTGCTCAACCTCGCTTGCTGTCATATTAGCCTCAGCTTGTTTGTCTTGAGCGTCTCCGATTGCTTTTAATATTTCCTGTCTTTGTAATAATTCAGCATCTTTTTGCGCTTGTAATGCTGCATTTAAAGCCTCAGCGTCTTTTTTTCTTTGAGCTGCAAGATTTTCCTCATCTGTCTTTTTTTGTGCTGCTTTTTCGTCTTCACTTTTTTTCTGATTTTGCCTACCTTTTTCAGCTAAGTCAGCGTCCAAATTAGCAATATCGACATTTCCTTTCCTTTGCAAATCAAGATTTTGCTCTCGTAATTCCTGTATTCTTTTATTTTGCTCTTTTGTTAAATTTACCGCTTTGCTTTGAGTTCTTTGAATGTCCTCAATCTCTTTTGCGTTAGCTTTCCCTTTTGCCTCGTAACCGTCTAATTGTATTCTTAATAACTCCTTATCCGATGCACCAAGTTTTTTAGCATTTGCTAACTTTATCTGAGTGTCATAATCAATAGCCTTTGCATTATCGTCTGTTAATTTTTTAGTGATTTCAAGTTGCTTATTAAGTTGCTCTTGTTCTAAGGTTAATTTTTCCGTCGCGTCAGCGCTCTCATTCATTTTAGATATTAAATATCCAATACCTACAACCAAAGCTCCAATCCCTGTCGATACAATTGCGGTTTTTAAAGCATTGAACGAAGTGGCCGTAGTATTTACCGCACCGGTGAATAATTTTTGAACGGCCGCAGCAGCAGCCGTTGCGAGAGTATTTAATTTTTGATAAACTGTTGTTGATTGAATAACCGCACCCAATTGTTGAAAGGAGTCAATGCTCTCACCGGATTGTTGTAAGAATTGAGTTAATTGCATTGCGCTTTGAACTTTTAAAAGCGTTTTCTCTACATTCTCAGACTCTTCTCCAAATAATGCCATTGAGGATTGAATAGCTCCAAAACCGGATGCAACTCCAGCCAAAGAGGAAGTCACAGCTTTAAATTTAGCGTCAGGATTAAACGCATCAGTCAAAGCGCTTGCGTCTCCGATACGGTCTCGTAATTCAGCGGCTTTCATTGCAGCATTAGCAGCCTCATCGGAAGTAACTCCAAATTTTTCAGATAAAATCGCAACTTCAGCTTGAGCCTCTTTTAATTGTGAGCGTAAACTTCCAACGGCTTCTTGGACATTGCCTTGTACTTTTATATCAATTATTTTTTCAATTGCCATTTGAGTGCTTTTTTAAATATTTGTAAATAAGATTTTGGAAGTTCATATTTTCCTTTGGCGGATGCGATTATTTCATTGTTTTCGTATTGCTCTGCGTGTTTGAGCATTTCTAAAATATTATTTATCATAATTCGTTTAAGAGTTCCATATCACTCTCTCCGGTTGTTAAGTTAGTAGTAATTTTATTTATTCTAAAAAGACGATCCACAATTTTAAACCTATCATTTAACTTATAATTTAAAAGAATTGACAAAGGTAAAATCGCTTTGATTTTTGTCAGTCTATTTTTAGGATTGAAAACTTGTAAAATGTAATCCTGATAATATTTTAAAAATAGAGTATCGGTAAATTCATTAGTAAAAGTCCACTCGTTAAGCTCCGCCTTAAAATTAATATTTGACTTACTTACATTCGGATCAAAACTTCGAGAATTTGACGGCGCAATATAAGAGGTAATATTTTCGTGACTTGAGGTTGTCGGTCTCCAACTCATATTTGGAACTCCCGTCACTAATATCGGATAAAATAAAAGTGGCTTTCCAAGTTCGGCCTCATAATGTCCGGTTGCTGCGTTAAAATTATCGTTTGCCGAATATCCCCACTGAATTTTTAAAGGAGTTGTCGGAGCGTTTACGTCGAATAGTCTCTCATATTTAAAATGAGAAAACGGAAGAGTCACTTTGTAAATTTCCCCCTCAATTTCCGGTACTTCATTATAAATCTCCTTTGCCCAATCGTAATTGAATTGCTGAGCGTGTTTTAATGCCAGTAATGTTTTTGTGTCTTCAAAGCCGAACTCAATTTGTTTAAATGGTAAGGCCGTGTTTACGCTATTGCTATCGACTTTGATATATTGCGTTATGTCGTAAACGTCTGCCGTATTATAAAAATCGTTTAAAGTTTTTACAACTGTAATTCCATTTTCAACGTAAGCCGTCAAATTAAACATTTTAAAAATACCGCTTAAAAAATCAATTACTTTTATCTCCGGAATTTGTTGAGCAATATCAAAAATAAATGTGGAATTTGTGTTGAAAGTTGAGGCGTCGTAAGTTGTAAATCTCTCCTCAATTCCTCCAACTCCGTCAGGTGCAAAATATCCTAAATTAATTCTAACATTTGTTATCGTAATAACTGGCTGACTTTGTATAAAAAATTGATAATTGCCCGCCTCGTTTAAATTAATCATAGGGACATTTGAAACGCTTGAGTTTAAAGTATTGCTTTGAAACCACAAAGCTCCGTTTCTAAAAATTGAAAATCTATAGTCACTCGCTGAAGTTGTAGTAATACTAAAATTTGCGGTTGCGTCATATTCTCCCGAGCCTACGGATAATATATTTCCAAAAGGGAAAGTCGTAATTAATTCCGGAGGGAATATATTAGCCTCAGCTCCTTGAACAGCTCCTTTACTTCTATGCAACCACATAAATAAATTATAATAGTCTAAATTTGTACTATTAAAAAAGTCATCGCTAAAAGTCAACCCGTATTGAATGCCAATAGCTTTGATAATTGCATCCAATCGAATAGCATATTTTAAGTCATTCCACAAAAGTCCGTGATTGTGTCCGCTTCCGCTTTGATAATATAAGTTGTGAATGTCCTCACCGTGTCCGCTTGAGCTATCGTAATAAAATCGGTTTGTGTGCGAGATAAAAGGCGCGATTACATCGGTTGTCGCTGGGTTGGCTTGGAATTTAGTCTTAACCGTAGTATTATTATATGCCAAATTGTATTGAGACAAAGGCAAAGCGTTCAATTTATCCTCTCCGATTTTGTCTTTTAGGTTAACAGTATCGCCGTAATAAGTAATTTTATAGGCGTAAGGTTGGTTATTTTTCATTTCAACGCCCTCCAGTTTGACCTTTCCGCTGTTAAATCGGTTGGCATCAATCTCGATATAGGCGTTTATCTTAATTCTCGCATCAAAACCTCCGTCAATATCGTAGTTATAATAGTGTTTAAAGAGTCTATTATTCTCATCGGTTGCCGGAATTGAGAAACTTTTAGTAAAATTGGTAAAAATTAGACTTATATCTTTGACGTCTTGGATCACTTGAGTGATTGAGATAGTCTCATCGTTGAATAAATCCGTCCTTTGGTATTGATTACTAACTCCAAACACTCCACCCAAAGAATGAAGTTGAGTATTTAAGCAATTATAATTCTCAAAAGTCCCTCCATTGGCTCGAACTCTGTCAATAAATGAATTGATATAGCCTTGAGTTTGGTCGATTAAAGCGTTAGTCTCTAAAAATAAAGCTAAATTTAAAATCATATTACGTCATTAATTAAATTGAAATTATATTGAAACTCCATTGTGTAATTAATCATTCTATTTTTTAGCTTGGTTTTCAATTCAGAGCTTTGAGTTTTTAAATTGGCCGGTTTGCGGTCTAATAAAATCGTCTCGCTTAAAAGTAAGTCCGTTATCAATTCGCTATAATTCTCGTCAACCCAACCGGTATTTAAAATAACGTTTTGAGATCCTTGAATATTAAACGATTTGCTTTGACCTCTAAGTGGATTATAATCGACTTCTTTTGGCATCAATTTATATTCGTCGCTTTTAGCTGTCGCCGTATTGGTTTGAGCTTTGTAAAAAGTTAGTGTCTGCCAACCTCCGTGACGATTAATAAAGTCACAAAGTACCGGCGTATATTTTGGCTCGCAAATTGGGTAAGTAATTAAATCATTTGTAATTGGACTTTCGCCCTCTGGAGTGAATGATATTCTAACATTGCAACCATTAATAAATTCAGGATCAACTTTCGCCAAAGATATTGGAATTTTAAAAAGATAAATCCCAGTCATATCGTCGTAAGTAAAAGTGAAATCGTAAGAAGTTCCGTCAATTCGAGAATAAATAACCTCTAAAATATCTGCGTCAGTTTGAAAATCTACTAAGACGTTTAAATATTGAATTGTGTCCTCAGGATAAGTGCTTTGTATTTGATAGTTGTTTTTTATCTCCGGATTGAATAGCAATTTAATTTGAGTATTGTCTGCATATTGTATTCCGTCAATATAATTGGTAAAACCATTAACGCCAACGTAAGTATTTGTATCCAATAATGTATAAACTCCGGCGTTATCCCAATAGCGTTTCACTTTAAATAAAGCATAATTTTCTTGGTAATCAAATCCAACAGCGTTAGTGTATTGAGGTGCAATATTATCGACGTACTCTTTGACAAAATTTGATACATTATAACTCGTCAATCTTTGATTTGTTGTTGGTATTGGCTTGCTTAGTGTGTATGTCGGAGTCGTTGGCTCTGTGTCTCCATTGCGCCAAATAAAAACTTCAATCTTTGATCCCAACTGAGTCGGCTCATTGACTTGAATTATAAACGGACTTCTTATTTCAACTACTTTCATTTATAAATTATCTTTTAGTGTAAATCTTAAAAACGCCTCCAAATCTAAGCCGTATTTTTCAACTATATTATTATTAAAATCTTTATACTCTAAGTCAAACGCATTTCTAAAAAACCGAGTCTCAAAAGTTCCCGTTCTATTTATCGAGTTCGTGATTGACGTCACCATCATTCGACGATTTGCAAATTGACCTCCAGCGCCTCGCACTCCTTGAATGCCTTTGCGGATTACCCACTTATCAATCGCACCCCTTGATGCGTTTGCTTTATATGGAGAGTTCGGAGCTTTCGCACTTGACTCACTTCCTTTCGTTCCAAAGTCCAACTCCTTCCAATAACTCTCAGCGTAAAAGTCAAACTCAATCGAATTTTTATTCTCTTTGGCTTTGTAGTCTAAGGACTTCGATAATTGGCCGGATGCGTTGTGCGTTCCGTAGCGTCCTCCGGTTTTTAAATTTTGTCTCGCTCTCTCAACTACGGACGCACCGAACTCGTTGAGCGCTTGCTGTACAAATTTAGTCTCCAAAATCGCAAACAGTAAAATCGTTATTCGGAACGCTTATTTCAATATCACATTTCCAACCGTCAAGCGCATTTGTAAACGCTAATAATATCGGTTGTAAAGTTGGATCGTTTTGAAGTTCAATATCGTCGTCACTTCTTTGCAATCTCATTTGAGTAATCATATAGTTGAGGATTGCGTGACAAGTGTTGAGGTTGTCAAGTTCGTTATCGTTACCTAAAAATTTATCGTTTGCGTTTATCTTTGAAATATTACGAATATCGACAACAGCCACCTCGAAAGTAAAATTGACAACTCCGTTATTAATCGAAGAGCTGAGGATATTAATATGAGCAAGCGGAAAAATATTTTTTTTAACATTGTCGATTATGTCTGTGCCGTGAGTGATTGTATTTAAAAGTGGCGCGTTTTCCAACGTACTCTTAATATATTCTATTGCCTGATAAAATGCTCTCATTTTTTAAAGTGATTTTTAATTTGTTTTGCCTCTTCTTTGCTTTCGTCGATTAAGTAAGATAATAACGTGAGTGACTCGTGAAGAGGCTCGCTTCCAACTTCTCGAGGCTTGAGTCCAAGTTCTCGTGAAAGTCTAACAAATGATTGATACCAACCCCAGCGCTCCCCAAAACCTCCTCGAGAGATTTCCCCTCCCTCATCGATTTGCTCTCCAAATGCGATAGGATATTGTTCAATAATTCCTTGCTTAAACTCCAAAAAAAAAGTATTGCTCCGGTTACAACGTCCATTCTCACGTCCTTAAATAATTCGGCTTTGCTCTCGTCTCCGTCGTATTCCTCAATCTGATAAAATGGCGTTACCTTTTTTGTAATTGGACGATATAAAACCGACATCAATAAAGCCAAGTTCTCATCGCTACCGAGTAACGAGTCAATCGTTGCGTGTTCTCCGAGTGTAATCTTATCTAAGTTCGGGATAAATCCGTACTCAACGCCGTCCATTTTAAACGTCTTAACTCTCTCGGGTTTTTGATCCAATACCTTAGCTAAATTTTCGACTATTTCAGCGAAGTCGTTAACGGGTATTTTCATAACATCGGCCACGCTGAGGTTACAAAATATAGCAACCATTTGAATGCAAACAAAAGTCTCATCGTCCTGGTTGTCTTTTAATACTTTTAAATATCTCAAATATTGAGACAATTTAATCTCCTTTAAATCCGTTGGAATTACTACTCTCATATATATATAACTAAAAAAAGTGATTTTGTTTATAAAAATTATGTGATTATTACGCGTCTCGATTTGTTTATTGCGAGGCTCATCATAGCGAAGTATCTCAAGGCGTCAATTGCGTGGTTAAATTCGTCGATAGGACGGTTTAATTTTTTACCGGTTTTGTCAACGTCCCAACTATAACTCCTCAACTCTTTTATTAAATTGGTGCTTGACTTAGTGACTAAGATTTCTTTTTGTTGTAATACCGAAATTCCGTAATTGATTGAGTCAGCTCCCTTGACAACCGGCTTAATATTAAATCCGGCTCGTCTTATCTCCTCAATTGATTTTGGCTCGGCTGAGTCCGCCCAAATTGGAGCGGTGCGTTCCTGTTTCATTAGTCGAATTATATCGGAGTTCAAAAGTGAGGTGCTATAAATTAACTCGTCAACTATAATTTTACCATTGTAATCATAAACAGCAACGTGAGCGGTTGGATCATTTGAGTAACCAAAGTCAAGTCCACTCCCTAAGAATTTCGCCTCCGTAGGTATTGTGTCGATTGTCTCCCAATTTTGAAATATCACTCCCTCAAGTGATCCAAGTTGACCGAGTCCGTAAACGTTCCACCAGTTCGCCCAATACGTTGAGGTACTCGCTTTGTCTTTTGCTTTCTCAATCTCTTTGACGATTGCCGGATCGAGTGCCTCGTTATCTTTGTACGTCAAAATAACAAAGTCGGAGTCCTCATCGTTTAATAGTTCCGTTTGCACCCAAAACTCATTCGTTGGGTTGTAGTCTAAATAGATAAATTTTTTAGTACGGACTGCGAGTTGCTGATAGCTTTCAAAGTCGATATTATTGCACTCGTTTACAAATAAAATATCACGCCTTGCTCCTCTTAATTTATCGGGTTGGTCGACGCTGAAAAATTCAATATAGGAATTATTCGAGAATGTATATTTTAATGATGAGCGGTTGAAATTAGCATCTCGATAATTGTCAGTTAATAACATTATCTTTTGGAAGTCTTTTAAAGCTCCACGTTTTAAATGAGGGATTGACTCACTAACTATACTTATCTCCGAAAATGGATTTTGAATAGCGTAAGTTATAAGTAATGGCAATATCGAAAACGTTTTGGAACTACTCGTCCCACCTTGCACAATCCGAACTCGTTTTCTTAGTTTGGCAATTTTACTCTGTGCCGTTGTTTTCTGGAACATCTAAGTCTAAGGAATTAAAAATCGGTTTCTCAATACTTATATGCTGATCGATAGTTTGTTTTGGCATTCCAAAGAAGTATTTAAACCATAATTCAATCGCCCATTTTTCTCCGGCTTGCATCGCTGCCTCGAGTTGTAATATCGCCTCTGGTAAAAAAGGTTTCAATCTCTCGTAAGTGTCTTGCATTTCGGACTTTGTCATTAATCTTTTATCGTCCGGTCTTGTCGCTTTGGTTGAATGTCCTCCGTTTAATTTTCTTTTATCCATAATTTAACACAAATTAACTAATTAATTTGAGCCTCTCCTTTATATCTCCCCAAAATTACCTCGTTATCTTTTAAAAACATCGAAGTAAACATTTTAAACCCCTTATAAGACTTCGTTTTTAATAACTTGAATAAGTTGTCCGGCATCCAAATTTCGTTCACTGAGAGGTCTGCTGGTGCGTTTTCGATTATAGCATCGAGGAATTGATAAAATTCGGCTTGTTGTTGTTTTTTAGTTACTTTCAAAACTGTATAATTTAAATAAGTCTTTGATAATCGTTTCGTGAACTTTGGAGCAATTCGGGCAATTTGAATTATCAATTCCAAAATAGAATTTATAAAGTCCGTTTAAATAGTCAACGTCCTCAAAAACTAACTCAGTTCGTCTTCCCTCGATAATCCTTTGACCTTTTACGTCTAAGAATATTCTAAAATGCTCCTTATCATTTGGAGTCATTTCCGATTTTACTTTTTTAAAGTTAAAAAGTCGGTTTAAAGAGAATTGTCTGTCTTTGCAATTATCGCAAGGCTCAATCCCAACGGCTGAGGTTACGGCAGCAACTACGTCGCCCAATCCTTGAATTTCTTTTTTAGTTTTTCTTTTTGCCATTTAGTTTAATTTTTACCATTTTATTAACTCTGTGAATAGTTTGAATGTGTATTCCGGTTTGTCTTGAGAGTTCACGTTGACCGTGTAGCGTTGAGAGTTCAAAAAGAGTCCTTTCATACCAGGTTAAATCTTTTGAAAGTTCCTTGTAATCAATCCCCTCGTTATATTCCTCCTCTTCAATCTCAAATTTACTAAAATCGTCGATTAAAATGTCATTATTTTTAAGAGAGTCATAAAATAATGATCTCAAAGTTACAAAAATATATCCGTCGGAGACAGGAATAGTCCTCTCCGATAATTTAATATACATATTTTGAACTAACTCGTCCGCTAAGTCCTTGCATTTACAAATTTGTAAAGCCATTTTTCGCCACTGAGCGTCCTTTTTAGCGAGTTCGTGGATTATCAAAGCCTCATCGGATTAAAAAACTCACTTAAAAAATGCAATACGTGAGTTTCATTTTCAATATAATAGGCCGTACCTCGAATAATTAACACAATTTCGTCCGGTGACTCAATCCAAAACCCGTCAATACTATCGACGTTAACTCTAAAATCCACAAAAGATCCGTTGAGTCCGAGATTGTCGTCTTCTTGCTCCAACCACATTTGAGTCGATATCGTGTAAGGTTTAATCATTTGACAAATATAGTAAATATATTAATATAACGGTAAAAAGTTATTTTGTAACAAATTTAGATTGTTTTTGTTTTAAATTCAATATTCCAATCACTCCAAACATATACAAAACAACCGTGTTTTTTAAGCTCTGAGAGCCTTAATTCCTGTAAAGGTGACAATATACCATTTTCTTTTTTTACTTCGATAAACGTCGCCTGGCCGTCTTTGATAGCCAATAAGTCCGGAATGCCATTTGTTGAGGTCTTTATTAACTTGGTTACAAAATACCCTTGCGCCTGGAGTTTCTTTTTTATCTTAGTTTGTATTTGCTGCTCTGTCATTTGGTTTTAATCTACAATATATTCATTTGTACTTAAACATTTTTGACCCTCCAATAACTCTGCTGTACTACTTGTAACATAAACCGAAGTATGTGGATGATGATTTTCAGCCAAATATTTCATTAATGGTCTAACTGCCTGTTCAAATTTTTCTTGTTGCTCTTCTAAATTTTGCGTTGTTTGATTCATAATCTTATTTGTTTTTTATTTCTTGTTTAACTTCTTCCCAATATTCTAACTCGTTATCTAATGCATTGCCAAATGGTATAGAATAAAGTGTGTTTAATATTTCTTCAATTCCTATTAATACACATTGTTTGGCTTCTAACCAACTCAATGTTTGACCTTCTTTATTTATTCCCCAAGTATAATATTTTCGGATTAATTCTTCTGCTTTTTCTTTTGGTGTCATAATCTTATTTGTTTTTAAATTGTTAAAACCATTCTTTTTGACAATTACTACATTCATATATTTGTGAGCCATTATACTCATAAGTATTTTTCATAATACTATTACAACAAGGACTTTTAAACTTAAAAAAATCTAAAACTTTAATAAATAGTTTTTTCATAATCTTATTTGTTTTTTAAATGTCAAGTTTTTGCTATCATTTACCTGACAAAATTATTACTTTGTCATTATATAAATAAAAGCAACGGCCAACGTGATTACTGAGATCCAGGCCATAACTTCAACGATTATTTTATCTTTATTTTCCATTTAATTTTCTGTAAATAATTAATAATTCCTCAATGGTTAAATTTTTACCTTTGTAATCCCAAAGATAAATCGAATTAAAATCGCACTCCAATCGCAACCAGGTGACAAATTGAATGATCTCGATTAAGTCGTCGTCCTTTGGGACGTGTCTTTTACCTTTCATTTTGAGCCTATTTTAATTAAAAAATACCACAACCAAACTATTTTCGGCCTTATAAACTCATAACATAAAATCGCTGCGATTAATTTCATAGGTTTTTAATTTCTCGTTTAACATCGTCCAAATATAAATCAAATAAACTTCCCTCGTTTATATAAAATAAAGCATCGTTAAAAAATCGAACTTGCTCAACTGCTATTAACGCGCATCGTTTTGCGTGAACTACATTTGTAAAATAGCCGTCGTCGTCTTCCTCAGTTCTCAAAGCGTGACAATATTTATCGAATAACTCTTTTGCTTTGTCTTTTGCTGTCATATCTTTTTTACAAAGTTATCATTATAATCAAACTCCATTTCAAAAATCTCGGAGTTATCTAAATATTTAAAAGTATAAATCCAGTGAGAGCAAAAGGATTTTTTTTGATTGCTCCACTTCTCGGGCATTTCTAAATTTTTAGCCGTTCCAATCATTCGAAACTCACGCCCAGCCGTTCCGACTTGAGGCAATAAGTGAATACCGATTTTATTATTTTTTACAATTAGATAGTCCATTTTATACTAAGTTTATTGAAATCTCTTCCAATTCAAAAATTACATTAATCCATTGTTCACTTAGTATGTTCATTGCCTCATCTGTTTGTCCTTTATCTGCAAAGTCTTTACATAATTTAGCCAATTGAATAGCTGCGATTAAATTATCTTTTTTTGATAATATACCTATATATGGATTATTTAATGATGATTTTAACATAAGTTCTACAATTTCTTTTGTTTCCATAACTTATAAATTTTTTATAGCCCAATTAGCATAATCAATAATTTTTTGAAAATCCTCTTTGTCTTGGTATTTTTTTCTCCAGTTGTATTTGTCAATATTAAATTTGCAAATCGCTAAGATTTCCTCTTTACTTAAGTTTGCCTCAGCTCGCTCAAAGGTATCGATACCGATTTGATATTGCTTAGGTTTTGTAATTCCATTTTCGTCGTAATTATTTTTGACGTATGGATTTTGAACTGAGTCAAAAAAATTAGTTTTTTTCATAATATAAAAAATAAACCCTCCTCGATTGCTACCGCCAAGCGCAAAAGAAAAGGGAATTATTAAATACTTTACTTTGGCGGTTGTACAAATATATAAAATTAATTTTTAATTACGCAAATAATTTTGATTAAAAATTTTCAAAGTGTAATCGCGTTTTTTTAATACAGCTTTGTAAATGTCAAGTTCTATTCCTCCTTTGCTAAATATCCAAAAGACCTCGTTATTTAAACGCTCTTTTGTGGTTAACCTTGCGCGAGATTGCCAGTAACTTGTCGCACTAAAAGCGATATTATAATAGACTAAGTATTTGGCATTCTTTAAACTTATTCCCTCACGTCCGGAGACGATTTGCAAAGCGATATTTTTATCGGAATTGTCAAACTCTTCGACGTCATTTGTCAAGTTCTCGACGCCAAAAACTGAGAGCAAAGCGTTGTATTCCTCTTTGAAGACGTAAAAAATAGCAATTTTTACTCCCTTAAATTTTTCGAGAGTAAATTCAGCCTTTGAATAATCAATTATTTTACTCGATCCGTCTTCGAACTTACAAGTCCCACTTGACAGTTGGTGAATTTTCTGCATCAATTTAACTCCGGTATCTCCGAGAATGACTTGGCCGTCCGTATTTTTAACGACTAAATTCTTTTTGAGCTTGTTAATTATCAAATTGGTAATCGGTTGCATCTCACATTCTAAAATCATTTCGTTAACTGAGGTCGTAAATCCGGCCTGAGCTTGCGTAAAAGTCAATAAATAGTTTTGAATTACTCTTTTGATTAATGACTCTTTGGCTTGAGAGTAATCTTTTATAACAGCATATCCAAGTCGTTTCTCTTTTACGTCAACATAATCAATCGCCCACTTGTAAAAGTTCGTATATTGTTTAAATGGAGAGTAATCGGAAACCCAAAATTGATTAAACCATTGCGAATGACTCTCCGGAGTTGGCGTTCCGGATAAAAATATCATTGGCAATTTTGAATAACGCTTTTTAAATAGCTGAGCGACTTTATTCGGCTTTGGATATGCTCCAAATCTGTGATGCTCATCGTGTATAATCAAATCAAAACTTCCCTCAATTAAATGTAAACTCTCATCGTTTATAATTGTTATATCAAAGTCAAAACCAAAGTTATCGTAGTCCCACTGAATTGAGGAGATTGCTTTTTTCTTAGTTAGGAATAAGACTTTTTTAGCTCCGAATATCTTTGCCGTATTTAAAGCCGTCAAAGTTTTACCTGTTCTCACTTCCATTGCTAAATAGACGATTTTTTTGTGATCTAAAACCTCAGCCGCTTGAGCTGAGATTTTAATTTGGTAGTCTCTGAGTTTCATAATTAAAAAGCTAAGTCGTCTTCGTTTTCGTCCTCTGTCTTAAATCCGTTTATTGAAAATTTACGAATACCTCCGTTTGTGGTGTCTTCTCGTTTCCATTGTTTAAACTCAAAGTAAGTTCCCAACCAACGTCCAAACCAACTCACATTCATATTTCGAGGCATTTCTCGGACTCCGTCGGCATAGGATTGCATTATCTCCTTTGTAGTATAAAAATAATCATTTTTCCATAAATATTCATTCTCACAAAAGTCATAAAAATCCTCGCAAGTATTGGCGATTAATTTTTTAGTTTTACCGGTTTTTAATTCCGAGTAAATCAAACCATTTTTAAAATATTTTTGAATGTTACTTATCATATAATTAAAAAAGGCGTTCCACTCGTTTTCATTCCAACCGTCAAAAAACATTTTACCAAACTCGTTTACCGGCTTATATTTTTTTGAGTAGTGTCTAAATAATTCGATTTCAATTTTACGCGCGTCGTGAGAGTCTCCAACTCCGGATAAAATATAATTTGAAGTAAATAATATTTTAGGACTTTTATAAAATGGTATTTCAATAGGTTGCAAGTTCTTTTTGTTTAAAGTCAAATTTCCCGTTATTATACTAAATAACGTCTCAAACTTAAACGAACGCTCCATATCGTCAAAGCAAATGATATTATCGTCAAGGTTAATCGTTTGATAAGGAAATTGACCTTTGTTATTAAATTCCTTTCCGTTTAAAGTTACCATTTTACGCAAATGTCCGAGAGCTTTTGATATTAAAGTTTTACCAGTTCGTCCGCTTGGGTTGTCGTTTAAAGTCTCATCGTAGTAAACAATCGCCAAGCCCTCGTCTTGTTTTTTATAGGTATTCAATAAATATCCGATTGAGGTTTCAAGTGTTAATTTTCTGCTTTCGTCTTGGTTGGATATATTCAAAATAAAACTTTCAAAATCTGACTTGTCTTGAGTGATTTTAAAATTGTAGTCTATTATGTTTTTTTGCCACACAAAGCCTCCGATATTAATATAATCGATAAAATTAACCGAGTCTATTTTTACCTCAACAACCTTATTTTTAAAAAATAGATAAGAAGTGTCGGCCGTGTCTCTTATCATTGTGAGATCCTTTGTGTCGAGTTGGTTTAAATATCCCTCTGTAAATTTAGTCGTTGACTTAGCAAAGAAGTTATAAACTTGCATATCTACCTCAATCACGTGATTAAGTACAAAATCTTTGATTTGCACCTCATTAACCTCGTTTATAATATTATTGTATACTTTGACAAATGTAAACTCTTTGTCATTCAATTGGACTTTATAAAACCCCCTATTTTCTAAAAACAATTTAAATTTATAATCATTTAAAGAGAGTTTCCCGTTTTTATCTACGTCCCAAAAAACCAAAAAATCGTCCTCAAAATCGAAATCGATTAACTCCTCAATATCTGTATCCGTTAATCCGTCTTTGCGAAATTGTTTTTTGGCTTTTTGTACCCCCTTTTTTAGTATTTCCTGAGCCTCTCTTATTTTATTGTCGTCAACCAAAGTAAGGCTGTCAAACTCGCTCGTATTTTTATAAGCGCTATTAATAATCATTTCGAGTTCCGAGTCATTAAGTCCGGCCGAGTAGTAATTTTTAAACAATCCAAACGCCTCATCTTTTGGAAGTCCGGCTCTGTTTAATCCGGAGGCCAATTTAAAAAGATTGTTATTTCTCTCTCCAGCGTTTAAGGTAAATTTTTTATTAAACCATTTAATAATTACGTCGACCTTTTTTGAGGTATCGTTAATTTGAAAATGAGTTGGATAATTATTTTTTCGAGTTATCTCTGTGAACTCGTTTTTTAAAATCCAAACTTTTGAATTATGATTAATAAACAACTCCGGATCATAACTCTCATAACATACTCGAGAGATATCTTTTGTTTTTGTGTCGAGGTTGGTGTCAAAAGTTTCGCAAAGAGCCTCATAATATTTTTTATGGTTTTGTATTTCTGCCGGTATTTTTACTATTGCCTTAACTCCATTTCCGGAGGGACTAATAAAAGCGCTATAAATATACTCGTTATCCTGTAAGCTATCTCGTAAACAAACCGCATCGTCAACGTCGTCAAAATCTAAGCACGCAAATCCGGAATGAGTTACGCAATTTTTTGCAGCTCGTCGAGAAAATTCCCCACTAAAACAAACGGACTTTAATTTTCCTTTCGCCTGGTTGCGTTTCTCTTTGTCGTCGATTAATCTTAACGACTCTATTTTATCTTTATTACTTCCGTCTTTAAATGATAAAAGTACATTGTCAATCTCATCAAAAAATGGATTTTCAACGTCTGTGATTTTTGAAAATATTGTTATCATATTACGGCTTTAAAATTATAATAATAAATTTCGTTTTTTGTAGTTGTAAAATTCAAAACAACTATATCGTCGTCGTTAAATTTAGCTGACAAAGTTAAGGGAATGCAATCGTCAATCTCGATTGAGTTCAAAAGTTTGTGATAAACAATTGAATGAAAAATTTTAGGATCAATTTTGAACTCTTTGAGTTCGTCTTCCATTTCGTAACGATTGGAGATAAATAATTTCATAATTAAATAAATTTAAAAAGGGATAAATCCACCAACTTCGACACTGGTTTCATTATCCCTTAGTAATAATGTTTTTTTGATAGTCGAAGTGATACAAATATATAAATTAATTTTTAATAATAACTTTTTTTTTTACTTTTTTTTTAATAACGGCATAATACAGCAAAAATACAGCATTTCATTTTTTTGCTGTTGTACTGATAGCGTGGGTTTACATTACATTTTGACTATAAAAAACAGCAAAACAGCATTTTTTTACTTTTTGCCGAAAAATATTTTTTTTTTATCTTTTATAAAATATATATATAAGAGAGGCGTTTTTTTGTGTTTTGCTGTTTTGCTGTTTTGAGCAAAAAAAAGGAGGCACAAAGCCTCCGATTTCCATTATTAACCAAACAAATATTTTAAAAGTCTAAGTCGTCCTCATCGACAACCTCATCGGTCTCACTTGGAACGATTGCATCAATAGGCTCGGCTTTTGTTAAATACGTTTTTAAATAGGCCTCCAACGTGTTATAAGCCTCGTCCGCTAAGTCTGCCTCAGACTCGCTTAATGACTTATCAAACGCAAATCCTGGCGTTGTATATTTTACCGCTCCCTTTTTGCCGTCGATTGCTTTGGCTACGACAACCCACTCGTCCGTTAAACGTGATCGAGTCTTTGCTGTGAAATCTCCGTAAGATTGGCAAGCTGCGCCTTTTAATTGTAAATTAGCGATTGAGCCGTCTTCGAGCATACAATAAACGCTCTTAACGTAATGCCCTCCGGCCGCCTTAATTTTCTCCTTAATGTCTTTGTATAAACCCTTAGCGATTTCGTTTCCTTTGAATGGTTTGACAACCATTTCGTCACGCGAGATAAATTTTACCTCGTTGGAATTGATTTGACTTGAGCTTGCGTCGTTCCAACCTTTGACCGTGTGCAATTCGTCAAGGACTAAGAATTTAAAAGGCAAAGGGATTGCGACATTTTCTTTGGTTTCTTTGTCATAATAACTGAAACCTTTGTCGTTGGATTTCCACTCAATAAATTTAGTTGAGGGATTTGTTTGTGGTTGTGCAAACGCTTGTCTGCGGTTTGAAGTTGTACTCATAATTTTATTTTATTTATGGTCTTGAATTAAGATGCCAAAACCTTGCATCGGTATTATGATATTGCTAAATTATATAATTCTTTTTAATTAACAAAATTTTTCGGTATAAATTATTAACTCTCTCGGAATTTACGCCTCGTTTATAATAAAAATTTAATACTCTTTTGATCCTGGTTAATTCGCTTTGCTTACTCATATATCGCCTCCAAATCTAAATATCGATAACTATTTGTAAATTTCCCCCAGTCAACCAAAACCGGCAGCGCTTGAGTTCGTTTTGGATTTTGAAACTCGTTGCCTATTTCGACAATGACTCCGATTTTATCGGTTGGATTGTGTTTATCGATTTCGATTGCGAAAACGCTTGTCTCTTTTAGTTTTACTTTTTGACCTACTTTCATATGTTATTTGTTTTTAAATTGTTCGTTGTAATATTGTTTTCCGAATTTTAATTCATCTTTTAATGTATCAATACTTCCATTTTGATACCCCTCAATAATCTGTTGCTTTTCCATTTCTTTGGCTTGTTCAAGAATAGCTCTAATTGCTAATTGATGTCCGCTTGGAATTAATTCTTCTAATTGCTCTACTGCAAACTCTACTGCTGTTGGTTTCATAATATTAAAATTTTAGTGATATTGAATTTTTGCGCGGCGTTGTTCCCACTTTGGGAACGTCGTTACCGTATGCGTCGATTATTGGTTGTTTTTGAGCGAGCTTTAATAGTTCAACCCTTGCATCGAGATCGGCTTTTAATTGGCAATAAATTTCGTCTTCATTATAATTTAAAGTATCGCCTCCATTTGTCGGAACGAACTCAACGCCGTAATATTTCAATTTTTCAAATGGTAAGTATTTCCTCATCTCTGAGTCGGCCGAATTGATTACCTCTTTTAAACGGCAAATATTTGCCATAAAATGGTGCTTATCTACCTCACCGCTTTCGATTACATTGTCAACCATTCTTTTACCGGTAAGTATTGCGTCTTTTTTTGTAAAGGTTGGCTCGTACATTGTTAGCACTTGCTCCGAATTTTCTAAAAATAATTTTGAACTTGCTCCCATTATGAATTGATTTTTTGATAAGCGTTACACATTCTCTCGTTGTTTGAGTAGTGGATTGATTGGACGGTTTTACGCATCCATTTGTCAAATTTTTTAATTTGTTTTAGTTTCTCTTCCATTTTTCTAAGATTTTTTCGATTGTTTGTTTGATTTCGTTTTCTGACTCTATTGGGATCAACCTCTTTATTATTTTGGTTTGAGTTCCCTCTTTAAATTTTGACTTGCGTCCGGCGTTTTTTTTATTCATTGAATATATTTAAAATATTAGTGAGAGTGACTTCAATATCAAAAAACATACAAATTGAACTTGCCTCGCTAATTGTTAAACCAAATACGCTGCGATTGTATTTTAAGCTCAATTCTATTTTTTCCGCTGAGGTTGGATATTCCTCTTTTAAAATTTCTAATTTTTTTAAATATTCCGGTTTTAATTTTTCTAATAAAGTCATAATGATAAATAATAAGTGATTAGTCTGTCCTGGATTGATATTAATTTTTTTGCTTTGTCTAAGTTGTCGTTTAAATTTAAACCGAGTCCAACCATTTTAATGTGGTTTTGAAACTTAAGCTCTGCGTTCTCAATCATTTTTAAGATTGCAATTTTTTTGCGGTGTTCGTGAATTAATCTTTTAGTGTCCATAACGCAAAATTATTTGAATTAAAAAATAACTCGCTGCAATTACGCAAAAACTGTAATAGAATTTTTTTGATTTCATAATTTTAAATATTTGTTTGTTAATAATAGAGCAAAGATATAATCTATTTTTAATTTAAGGGACTAAAATTAAACTTTAACAAAATTTTAACACTTATAGGCATAAAAAAACCACTTATAAAAGTGGTTTAGTTCGGTAAGGATCAACGTCGACAATCGCCTTACAAGACTTGCTCTATACAGCAAACATTAGTATTATAAAAATAAATTTAGTTTCTTATTGAGGTAGTATAATAAGATAACGAATATTAACAACCATAACCACCAAAGCTCGGTGATTATTGAGGCTTTTTTTTCTATTTGCTTAACGCTTGTTTTCGTTTGCTGTGTTTGCTTAATATTTTCTTTACGACTACTTTGTACAATCTCGCTTTTTAGTGTCTTATTTCGGCTCGTTTCGCGTCTGTGACGTATTTTAGCATTAAGATAAGAGGTTTTTTTGCCGGTATTGTCAATTATCACTATTGCTTTTGTGGTATCAATAGGCTCAATTACAAAATCATTAACGACTTTGTCGATATTATAGGCCGTATTTGTGACAATTTTAGTAGTGTCGGAGATAGTTACCTCCGTTTTTGTCGTAGTTTCGGTATCGCTTTTGTTTACTTTACGAGTTCCGCAACCAACTAAAAGCAATAATACTAATAAATATTTGATTTTATTTTCCATTATCGGATTTTATTTTCCACTATTCTAAGGTTATTCACCTCGTAATCGCCATTTTTTTCCACTAAAATATGAGCAAAGCCATTATTCCAACTATTAAAAGGCATATATTCCGGCTGCAATCCACAAAGACAACCAACGCTCCAGGTCGTTGTCACGTTTCCGCTCAACGAAACCTCTGTATGTTCGGAAGTTCTATGGTGATGCCCAATAATTGAGCTTTCCTTTGCTTTCATATACAACCCTCGAGCCGGATTAACCGGAGGAGCGAAACCGCTAAAAAATTCGTGTCCGTGAAGTAGTGGCAATTTACCGGCTTTGGCAATTTGTTTACTTTTTACTTCTTGAACGCCACTCTCTCCAAATCTTAAAATCGTTGAGAGTTCAAAATCCGGTATTCCTAAAAGCTCCGGAGCTTGTAACTTTAAAAAGTTTTGCCAACGATCCTCGTGGTTTCCAATTTTGTAATAAATCGGAGCTTGAAAGTGATCCTGTAAATTCTTTAAAAAGTTTCGAGTCATTTCCAACTCGTCGGCCATATTACGAAGACGCCTATCTTTAATAAAACGGCTCAACATATACATATCAATTGTGTCTCCGTTTAAATAAACGCAATCGACTTTCTCGCTTTTACCATAATCGAGCGCTAATTTAAGAGCGTCGTTGTTTTGGTACGGAAAATGAATGTCCGATAAAAATAAAATGTTTTTGTTGGGAACTATTACTTCGCTTTGTTTTTCATAGTCCGACTCTGGTAACTCAAAATTTTTTTCCATAAATTGTTTTTTTTCCTTTGCTGTTCTTACTGAGGTCGTTTGTTTAACACTATTATTGAGTTCGCCTCGATGCGATCTTACAATCCCTCGAGCGCTTTCTACACTATTAAAGTCGATCGGATAATCTGCAACCAATAGACGACTGATTGCGTTCGTGGATGCGTGTGGAAATTTAAGTAAATATTCTCTAACAATTTCACCCTTATAAGTTACTTTCATAATAAATTTGGCTTTCCTGTTCTCTTCTATTTGTCAATCCTTTTACTTCTTTGCCTCCGGCCTTATTCCATTTTAAAAACTCGTTTTTTATGGTTAAGTCGTCCGGATTGAAATTGACCTTTTTTAATAAGGTACTTTTTGAAAATGCGTTAAGGCCTATATTATAACTCAAACTAACGCAAGCGTTAAATTGATTTTGATTGACGTTTGATTTTATTAATTCATTTACTTTGACGGCGAATTTATCGGCTATAAATTTAAACATTTCAAACGCCTGTGGCTTTGTAATTGCTTTGTCTTGCATCGTCACTCGTTGACCATTTTTATAGTAACAATTTCCGTATCCGATTGTCGGAACTTTGGCGCTACAAAGGTACGGAGTCAAGCTCAAGCCCTCAAATTTACAAATTAAAAGATAACCCGCGTTATTTAACCTCATTATTTTTATTTTTCTCCATTAAATACCAACGGCGTAAGGTATAACCGGAGGCTAAAATAAAAGCGATAATTTTCATTGCAACGTCAACCTCTGCGAATGATATAATAAAATATGTTCCGGTTAATAGTGATAATTTTAAATCTAAAAAGTACTGTCTCATTTTCTTAATCGTTCAACTATATTAGTAATGCCCTCGATACCAATATAAGCCGTCGCAATAACAACCCAATCTGAAGAGGTTAATGTTTGATTAAACAATCCAATACAAGCGATCACGAAAACGGATAATTTACGAGAGATTAACTTGTTTAATATAACATCAAATTGCTGTCGGCTCATCGCTTAATAAATTAAAATCAATTTCTTTTATTGGCTCACATCCCGCAAAATTATGCTTTGGATTATTTGGAAATATTTCGCTTTCAAACTTGTACTCAATATCTGACATAACATCAAAAGCGTAACCATCTGCGTAAACAGGTGCAGTTATTTCATTAAAGTCTGCATCGTAAGTTCCATTTTCTAAAACAATTTTTCCAATTTCTACAATAGCTTGGATGCCTTTTCCGTAAACAAGTTGCTTTTCTTTGTTTAAATCCTCAACCTCAATATAGACTCCTTTTTTTAAGAAGTCTTTTATTGCAGTTTCTTTGTCTGTATAGTTTAATTTATATATCATTTTATAGTGTTGTTAATGAAGTAAGTTCATCATTTGTTAAACGCGTTTTGTAAAGTTGAACTGATTTGTATGAACCACTTTGTTCAAAGCCTAATGAATTACCAATATATAAATCATTTAAACTTGATGGAATTGTAGTACTTGTAGATATAGCTATTTGAACACCATTTAAATAAAGAGCGTAATTTCCTGATTTGTAGGCAAAAGCAATTTTATATTGCGTATTAGCATTAATACTTCCTCCTAAAAAAAGAAAACTTCCATTTATGTCTACTCTAATTTGATTTGATGAATTTAAATATATTTGAAAAAAAGAAGAGAGACTTGTATATATTAAAGCTAAACTTCTTGACCCACTTGTAAACAAATTAGTAGCATCCCAAAATATAGTCCCCTCTGTTTGCCCTATTAAACTACTTATTCCTGTTTTAGAAATAACATCAGCGTTACGGGTTACTGAAGATGCTTGAGTTGGTATCAGTGACGTGGCGTATGAGCCTACTTCTAATTGAGCGCCATAAATATAAAACTTATTATTTTCAGCGGGACTAAAATAATTTCCTGATAAAAGATAAAAAGGAGTATTTTGAACACTACCTGTAAAAGTGAAAGTATAT